GACGGACACTATGGGTGTGGGCTTTGATGCCTTCTAACAGAGATTAACAGGAATTAATTCAACTATGCACACAAACGCCATCGATAATGTCATTGAAAAATCTCGTAAAGTTTTACGTGTTAAACATATGGCGTTGAAAACCGAAAAAACATACACGGGCTGGATCGCCAGGTATTGTCGGTGGCGATTTAATTCATAAAGAATTTCTTCGCTTACCTTTAATTGTTTTGATGCCTTACCCAGGATACTGGAAACAGCAAATGGTAGCAGTATCCACATTACCGAAAAAATTATTCCAAAAATAGCCACCAATATAATTACCCATTCTGGCCAGCCTGCTGTGTACTGATTCACCCACATCCCTTTTTCCTTGAATTGTTTATTTTTTTGGATTACAGCTGTTTTTCGTTCGATGGTGCGTAAATATCACGGGGAATTACCCGCAATCTTGTTTTATATTTACGCTGTGTTGATTGTTTTTTGTTCAGTGTAACGATTTGTAGGCTTTTGCCTGTTTGTTGATGACATATAGCCTCATTTTATAATCTTTCGGCCATTTTTTGGCGGCTTGTCGTTTTAGGTTATTGATTATGTTGGTCGGTACTTTGCTGTCCCTGTATTTCAATATTTTTTTATAAGCTGCTTCTTGCTTTTTTATGGTGTATTTTTGCATAGAGTAGTCTTTCGGCCATTTTTGTTTTGCCTGTTGTTTTATCTGGTTTTTGACGTGCCCTGGTATCGATGATACTCCGCTGGCGTTTGTTTGTGCTGTGTAACCTGCGAGCAGGATAACCAGCATTAGCATCATCTTGATTGTGTTTTTCATTCCTTTTTATTCCCGCTTTGTTGACACTCTAAACTATAGCAGTTTTTTATGGGCACGGATTAGCATTTACATAAATACTTCCAGTTACTATCGCTGTTATCTCTATAGTGGTCGGATTTACTAAAAACACAGCATTAGTAAACATAAAACTTGTGTCAGTAAAACTAACAGTATTTATTCCGCTAATACAATTTAAATGCCTGCAATTAAAAAACAAACCGCTAAAGTTAGTCACTAATGGCGTTGTAAGAACTCCAACTGATAGCAGTGATCTACAACCATTAAATGCCTCTTTAATTGATATGGCTTGAGGTGCGTCTATATCCCCAACAGATAGCAAGCTAACGCAACCCATCCATGCTTGATACAAGGTAAGTGCATCATTGGCAATAGGTAAGCTTATTGATCCAAACGATGTAATACTTGTACAACCATACCATGCTCTAGATAACTTTAATGCAGATGAATAGTCTAGAGTTGGAAATGATAACAGAGAAGTGCATCCCTCACACAAGCTACTAAAATCAGTTACTGAGCTAGTGTCAGCAATCGCTAGCGTTGTCATTGTTGTGTTATTTCTAAAAGCACTACTTAGGTTTGTTATAGTACTGCTCTGCTGTATATCTACAGATAGATAACCAATATAAAAAGCTACGCGAGTATTAGAAGCCCCTCTAATTGTCACGTTCCCCGTAGGCACAGAACTGGCAAGAGATCCACCAGCATATAAAACAAAGGCACCACCACCCCAGTCAACCTCAAAAGCTTCAGGCGACCAAAAACGGCAGGTATCAATTAGATTTACAGGCACAGCAACAGCGAGAAAATCACCACCAGCACAGGGCTGCGGATTATCAACAAAACCAACGACAGTAGGCTGCCCTGCAATATATTCAACAACAACATTATCCCCAACAGTAAAAGCGGCAGCGTCGCAGGTTGAATACACGACCGGGATATTGTTATAAAACGAGTCTGGGAAACGGGTTATGACTGCACCTTCCCACCAGCTAGTCGGATGGTTGTTGTTTTGTTCGTAGGGATTGGCACTAATGGTGTTTAAATCGGTGTCGATAGCGGTTACTGTGGCCGGAATGTATCGTGGTAAATTTTCTTGCGCTGTTGGCATCAGGGCTGCATTAACAAACAGTTCTGATGCTCTCATGACCATGGCGTGTCTTTGCAGGCCATCACGGGCGGCGCTGTATGGCGCTGTGTCACCCGGTCTGATTAGTATTTTTTGTGGGCTGGTTTTGGGTGTTGCAAATCGGTGCAGTTCGATACTGCCGACCAGTTGGCCAACGGTTAATGTGTCAGCGCCATCAATGCAAACCGCGTTTTGTACGATTGCCTGATCATCGATTATTTTTTGTAGCTGCGGAATGGTCTTGTTGTTACCAGCTATGCGCAGATTGTTGCTGGCTTTTTCGTTATTGGCCAGGCCGATACTGCGCGACAGCGTGAAGCTGTAAGCAGTTTGTTTATTGGCATTGATAATGTCTGGCGGATCCAGCAGTGAATAGGTTTCGATTTGCAGTAATACAGATTCCAGTTCAGATTCAAGATCTGGCAACCAGCCGTCTATTTCTGCATTCCTCGCTGCCAGATTGGTGTTTTCGGTTTCCAGTGTTGTGATTCTGGATGCAATACCGGTAACGTCCAGGTGTTCTTTTACGGTGTAATTTCCCTCTACACCTACACCCACTATTTCAAATTTAGCCATAGGATCAGTGGAAAGTGGAAAGTGGAAAGTTTTTACTTGCAACTCGTAACTGATTTTTACACACAGCTATGCTCCATCTGGGTTTGGTTGGCATTGACACTAAGCGATATGCTTTCAATGGTTCTGCTGACTGACTGGTATATCAGCGTATCATCGGGTAATGCCTGGATCACTGGTGTTCTGATCCTGAACGATCCAGTTGGGTCGTTGTTGGTGTAAAACGCGGTTTCGACGGTGTGGCTGGTGGGTACTGGATTCGATATGGTGGCATAACCGGTCAGGGTAATGCTGGAACTTTGCGCGCCTTTTTGCTCTCTGATGTCGGTTATTGGGCAGGTTATCAGGGTCCAGTCACCGGTCAGGATTAAATTGCCGTTAGGTCTGGCGGCGATTAATGCAGAATAAGCGCTGACATTTGGCACGACACAGGATAAATAACTATCTTTTGTGCTATCACGCAGGCGCAGGCTGAAACTGGATATAGGCAATAATACGTCTGTGGTGGCGTCGGGTGCTCCGGTGAGTGTTAATGTGTATTTCATTATGTTTTTAACACACATTCGAGGGTTATTTTCCCATCGATATCGTTTAGTTTTTTAATAACTGCCGTATTAAATCCTTCCCTGGTTGACAGGTTTACTGTGGTGTAATTTTCCAGCAAGTATTTAAGGCTGGACATTATTGCGGTTGTCGATTTAACCGCGATTGAGATTGGGCGATCTATGCCTGTAAACCCGTTATCCTCTACCGATACCCCACCATCTAGCGTCGCAGTGGCATTGATGCGGCGCGAATATTGACTAATAGCGGTGTCACCTAGTTCGTGCAGGATAAGTTCCCCGGACTGGTCGAGTGTTGGCGTGCTGATTCCAATCATTTTAGGCTCCTATTAAATAAGCGGCCTGTTCTGCCGTGGCGCGTATCTGGATTTTTTCTAATATTTTAAACATGAACGCTTCAATTTCAGGCTCTAACCCTGCGGCTGATATATTGATGGCGGCCCCTCCGCTTTTGAGATAGTCATTTTTAAGTTTTATACTATCCAACTCGGCCTGCACCAGTTCGTTTTGCAGTTTCATTTGCTCTTTTTTCAGCTCGGCTTCATCGCGAATAATGCGCATAACCTGGTCTCGCTCAAACCATTCCAGATTTGAACCTGACGCCAGACTACCAACCAAATCAGACATAAGTGATTGAGAACCAACAATTGAATCCGTTACTGATTCTATAGCGAGCCTATACGACTCAAGCTCGTTTTTAGCTTGCTGTATATCCAGCTCGATACTTGCTTTATAGATCTCTGTTGAAAATCCAGCCAGTGCAATTTCCAGTTTCAATGCCTGGTCAGCCGTGTACTTGATGGCCTTTGCGACTTCCTCTTGATCATCTGTCGCAGTGTTATTAATAGCGACTAATTCACCGGTGCTTTTAGTGACTTCATCAATAGCCTCTGCTGTTTGCTTTACACCATTTATATAGGTGCCAGAGGCGTACTCCAGATCTTTATTGGATTGCGCCAGCTCAGCGGCTTCTTCATCGACTTTTTTAAAACTTTCTCCTAAATCTTTATTTCCCTGCTCTACATCATTTATTCTGTTGTAATATATATCCCACATACCCTGGATATTACTGACCGCCAGATCAGACTCTTTAACCGTAACCCCTATTGCGGCAAAGCTGTCGATGAGTTTTTTTGATTCAGTTTTAAATTCTTCACTTTGCTCACCCAGGCCGAACAGGCTTTCGGTAAAATCAACAACGCTTTCTATTCCATCTTGTATTTCTTCGCCAAAATTGTCATGGATTAGCGATCCTATCTCCCAGCCCACTGCACCGGATGACAATATCCCCATGCCTTTGGCGAATTTACCAGCACTAACAGTAGCACTATCAAATTGAGGAATAATCCCGGTCAACCCTTTCGCCGAGTCAACCAAACCCTTAGTTGCCAGCAAACTAAGACCACCACCCAGCGTAGTAATAGCCGTACTCATGCCATCTAAAACTGGTAACAGAGTATTAACAACCTTCCCTAGCCCCAGAGTCTCACCTGTTGTTAGTTTTGCTTTTTCACTCAACCCATTAAACGCATCAATCGCATTGAATATCTCTTTAACAAACGGAACCAGGTTGCTGGCCATGCCTTCGGTAACAGTACCCAGCGATGAAACACTATCAACTACTTTCTGAATAGCTTCTGACAGACCCTCTGGAGTAGCGACATCAACACCATCAAACAGCCCACTCAACTGATCGCCCACGCCAGACCATGCAGCCAACGCGCCAGAAAAATTAACCAGGCTTAATGCCTCAGGCAAAGACTCTGCAATTGCCAGCGCAAACTGTTCAAAATCAAAACCCAATTCGTTAAGCGCGGCATAAACTTCTTCAAAGGCATCGGTACTGTTAAAACTAAAACTGATGGCTGAAAATACCTGTGAGATTGCTTCTACATCCTGGGTGAATTGGGGCAAGATATTCGCACCAAACCCAACAAATGCCAGGCGTAGATTGTTTTGCATGTTCTGGCTGACCAGGTCGAGGTTTTCAGACATTTTCGTGAATGCCTCATCCAACAGATTAGCTTCACTCTGCATAATAGCGAGTGATTCAATAAATTTGGCGTTTCCATTACCGGTCAGGGTTAAAATTGCATTCAGCCCTTCTACCGAGCCAAATAGTTTTGTCATTGAATCAACAGAACCACCTGTTTTATTTTTGATATCCTCGATAAATCCACCAAATCCTTTACTGGATATGGCAGCGCTATCAAATTGCAGACCCAGGCGTTCAGCTTCATCCCTGGCATCTTTTGTCGGCTTTAAAATGTTACCGAGAGCCGCTTTTATTCCACTGATGGACTCACTGGTACGTATTCCAGACCCTGTCAATGATGCGACCGCTGCTCCAAGCTCTTCAAATGATACGCCTGAGTTCGCGGCGATACCCGTGACTTTAGACAATGAACTGGATAGTTCAGGGATGGTGGTCTGGCCCTGTTTGACGATCTTGAAAAACGTGTCTGAATAGCCTCCAGCATCACTCATTTCTGCGCCGTAACTGTTGAGCGTAGAGACCAGCGCAATCAGCGTATCACTGAGCCCTGCTTTTCCGGCAACGGCAAGTTTTTCGGCCTGTGCAACTACCGTTAGTGAATCTTTATAATCAACACCGGCTGATATTGATGCATAAATCGCGGCATTGATGTCTTCTATTGATTGGGTTGATCCGCCTGCATAATCCTGTATCTGGGTACTGAACTGGTCGAGATTTTCACCGGTGGTGGTGAATAGCGTGCTGATTTCATTAAATGATGTTTTAAAATCTGCCGCTTCTTTGACAGCAATACCCGCCATGGCCACTCCCATAGCCACAATAGCAGCATCCACAGCCAGCACAGAATTAGCAATAGAATCTAACGGGCCAGCGATATTGCCAACCGAGGTTCCCAGTGCATCGATGTTTTTGCCGACACCTTTAACGACGTTGCCGGTGTTATCGACGGCTCCAAATACAATGTCTATGGTTTTTTTAAGGTCAGCCATGTTGTTTTATTTCCGGTTTTTCTGTTCGTAATATTTCGACCAGAGGTGTATTTCTGTGTCGGTTAACAGGCCCTCTGGAAACAGGTCCGGCCGTGATTGATATAAATAATTCTGCTTTATATCCGCCAGGCTAAGTGCTGCCTGTATGTCGTTTACTTTCCAGAGGGCTTCGGCTTTACCTCTGCCTGCAGTTTGCCCTGTCCGGTCAAGATCATTATTTTGTTACTTAACATGCCGAATTCGATGGGGAAACAATCAGCCAGCTTGACGGCCACTGGTAAATCAATGACCGGATCGACCGAGCCCATGACTAAATGCTCGATACGCTTTTTGGTTTCTTTCGGCACGTCATCACCAGAAACACCTAGCAAACCGGTTATAGCATCGGCTTTTTCTTTGGATTGGCCGGTTAATGCGGTGACCAGAGCCTCTATATCTTTACTGGATACGATGGATTCTTCGGCTTTTGCTAGTTCTGCGTGAGTTAAACCGCGCACTGTCCACTCTGGTTCTTCATCTTTGGCGAAAAAGGCAGCCAAAGCAGGGAGCTGTACGCCCTCCTGCCTGGTGCTGAACTTCGCTTTTTCGAATTGAGCGAGGTCAAAGGCCATCAGTTATACCTCGACGTCTGAACTTTCTTTTTCTGCAGAAATAGTACAGGCAGCCTGGATACTGTCACCGGCTGGAAAGGTACGACTAATACCCAGCTTACCCTGTGTCAGCATGTAGTTTGTCTTGTAACGATCTGGATAGAAACGGAACCAGAGGAAGTTATTTTTTTCTTTAACCAGTGCATCTGAAACACCATCACTTAAACGGGCATTGAAAGAACCCTGACCGAGACTAGATGAACTTGAACCGACTGTGGAACCATAAACCTGTGTAGATGATACGCTGTGCGATGTTTCCGCAGGTACAAAGTCAGAGGATAGCTGCACATCTGAGAATATAGGCTCTGCAAAAGAGGCCGATACAATCTTTGGTACACTGGCCGTGTGAATCAAAGGCAACGAATCAGCAAAGGTGATTTGACCGCTTTCGGTTTCTGTATCCCACACCGGATAATCATAACGCTCCTGATGCAGTCCAACGACCTGGTAGATTTCTGCTGCAGTGATAGCGGCGGCAACATTGCTGGTGGTGCGTACCTGTGCAATTTCGATAGACCCAACAGCGATAAAAGGAGGCCCACCGGCTGCACCACGCGTTTCACTAAATGCCGTGCTAGCAGAATCGGTGCCTTTTACGACAGCGATAGCACCTGCAGAAGTAACGGTAATAGCACTGATACTGGCAACGTTTGTAGATGCACGGGTAATAGCTTCAGCAGCTGCTGCAGCGACCGTTGCTTTTACGCCAGCCAGATAACAGGTTAAACCAGCTACATCAACTGCATTATTAGCAGCATTCGGAATAACAGCGCCACCGGTTGCCAGACCGTTTGGTTTTATATCTGGTTCAAAGCCAGATTTTTTTGACCAGATACTGGCCGCACTGGTAAAGGTTTTATTATCACCGGAATTAGTCAATGCTGACATCGCTGTCACTGATTGTCCGGCCTCGTATTGCAATTTTGCGTTTTCTGCTGTTGGCATGTTTTATACCTCGGTATCTTTTGTTGAATGTGAATAATAAACTCTGAAATGCATCGACTGTTCTATGATCGGGCGCTCCAGGTCTTTTTGCGCGGGTGCGTCATCGATGACCGGCTCTGTTCTGTCAATAAATGCTAAACCCTGCGTTATATCCAGCATCAGTGCCTTGTGCACTTCTGCTCGAATCTGGTTAAATGTGGCTTCTGCTGTGGCGCTTTTTTTGATCTGTATATCGACTGCAAAACTTAGCGCCCGGTTAAATTGCCCGTAAGCTGAATCGATAACGGCATCTGACTCCATTTTTAATACCAGGGCTGGCACGGCTGGAATTTCTTCAAATGCTCGATGGATAGAAGCACCGGTAACAGTCAACCCCGTTAAGTTTGTTTTAATAGCCTGCAGGCTTTGTTCTGCTCTATGCATGTTAAGCCCCCGCCCCTACATCAAAACTGGTTTTTAAGATGACCGGGAACTCTGCAAACCCTTCTGAATAATTAGCAACAGGACGCTCTACTATTTCTAGTGGTGCAAAATTGGCGTTTATCTGATTACCGACCAGGGCGTTAAGTATCGGCGTCATAAAACTACCGGCTTCACTGGCTGTGGTTTGCGTTGCTGTATTGTTAACGTGCTTAACCATGACAGAGATCTGCCAGAACTGTGTTTCAGTCTGCACCGATCCATCGACACCCTGACTGTATTGGCCATCACCACTGAATAAAATAACGGCTGGTAATAATTTAGACGGGTTATTAACACCGGCCATGATGGTTTCATCACTGACCGTTTTAAGCCCGGCCAATGCCAGGCTGTTAATGACTTGCAGGATGAGCGGCTCTATTTCAAATTGACTGGAGACTGGCATTAGTTCCGCCCTGTTCTCTGGTACTTTGTTTTTGCAACGTTCAGGATATAATTCATTTCCTGATCCATTTTTTTGTATAGCTCACCGGGTATTGCCGCTTCAATTTCATCGACTGAAACAGATTGAACTGGCTCAGTGATTGAGCGGATTTTACGGCTGTTTTTATTACGATACACAACCGATGGCCGTCCATCGGCTCTCTGAATTAAAAAAGCCTCTTCATAAAATCGACGAGTACGCCCAGATCCTACTGTAACACCTCGTTTTGATTCTTTAGCTTTACCAAGGTAACGAGCTTTTACACTGTTTGAACCAGCCCATATTTGTGCCTTTGTAGTATTAAATTTAATCTTGCTGGTTCTGACTCTGAACCCTTTTACATTTTTTGCACCTTTCTTAAAGATACTGACCGGCATAGCATTTTCTGCTGCCAGTTTTGACGCTTGTTGGCCACTGGCCCACTTAACGGTTTTTGCCAGTGTTCTATATTTTGCGGTATTAATTTCTTTTGGGAATGCCAACAGAAACTGTGCCGTATGTTTTAAATCAATCGGGTTAATATCGACCGTAATCATCAGTACACCCTCACCATCACATTGCACCAGTTACCGGTTTCATAAATTGGAGCACTGATGATTGTATAGGTGACACCCTGGTAGATAACCTGGTCATCGACCGCAGGTGCTAATTGATTATAGTCTGATGTTTTAAACGAAAAAGATGGATCTGGCCGCTCTACGTCGGTATTACCGACGCTGGTTTTTGCGTACGCATCGGCATAAACACCAACGATGTTACTGTGCGTAATAGTGCCGACCTTTACCTGGAGTTTTTCGCCCCAGGTGTTGAGGACGGCATTGTTTAGAGCGGACAGATCCATAAGGCCCTACTTAGGAGATTCCGTTTTTTCAGCTTCAGCGGGTTTTACCGCTTTTGCCGGTTTCTGAATATCAACCAGCGAGCCAAGTGCAATGTACCGCTTAACATCGTCATCACTGATGCCAAGGTCTTTTTGCGAGACCTCAACACCAGACTCGATAACTTTGTCTTTAGTGATATGAAACGTGCTGTTTGTGATAAACATGGCAATCACCCCTATGCGACTGTTGCAGCCAGGCAACCATTAACATTGCAAGGCACAACCAACGGTGCAGATTGAGTAAGCACCTGACGAACTGCAGGGTCTTGTGGCACCCATGACTTAGGAAAGTATTCCATCGCAATCAAACCAGCCGCATCATCAAGAATCGCACCATGCGCCTGAATACCTTCGAGTCCTGCACCACCGAGAATAACAGTTTTATTGGGCAACATTGGCTGAGTTGCACCGGCATCATCGACATACCATTCAGCATAAGTGTAAAAATTGAAGTTACCGATTGAACCCTGATACACACCACCCACATTACTTTGTGAATTGCTGCTGAAGTTTGCAGCAACATCACGACGATAGTTAAGCTGTGCCTGAACTTCGGTTGATGCAAAGAACAGTTCCCAGGCATCTGCATCCATTGTGATATCAGTCACACCGACCCCACCATTTTTAAGCACTAACAAAGCCCAGGCGCGTAGATTAGCCAATGGGTTAACCCCGGCAGCACCCCAGGCAGTGGCACCAGCCAGCGTAACACTTAATGCAGCATTACGACCAAAGTCGATATTTTGCGTGGGAAATTTATCACCAGACAGGGTAATAGCACCGGTACGCAGGGCAGAAGCTGCCATCCATTCCTTACGACGAGTAATCTGGCCGATATGGTCTGCAATAGTCGCTGCAATACGCGCCATTTGACGGTCTGCTGGTGACAGCGTTCCGCCTATTTGCTCACCTGCCATACGCTTTAACGCGCCTGATGGTGCCAACGGTGTACGAGGTTTAACATAGGCAGGTTTAACGCTTTTAGCGACCATGCCGGTTTCCTGTACGATTTGACCTTCAACAACTGCCGACACTAATGGCGCAAGGCGTCGAGCTGTCGTGACTACATCGAAGTTAATTTCCTCCGTTGCGTGAACTTGCACCGAAGGAAAATAGGTATCGAGTAAAAATGATGACGGGCGGTTCATGAGTTCAACCACTTTCGCCAGTACGTTTGTAGAAAAGATATCCATTGTTATTATCTCCAGTTATGCGCTAACAGATGGAACAAGCACAATGCCTTTTCCACGCAGGGTTTCACGGACGCTGTCCGCAGTGTGGCCAGTGCCATAAGTGACAGCGGACTCGTCAAAGTCACCACGGCTGTATGCTAGTGTTACCACATCAGCCGCCGTTGCATCGACATCTTCAGCCAGAATTAAATCGGCTGTTTGTGAACCATCACCAGCAGCAGACAGGCTTAAAATATGCTTACCGGATGCAGTAATCTTGCCAAGCAATGCGCCACGACTTAAAACCTGACCGGTTAAAATAGTGACTTTTTGCCCAACCAGCAGATGAGCGTTATTACCCACCAGGCGATCTGGTGAATAGATTGTTGATGTAAATTCAGACATGAGTTATTCCCCCTTATGACTGGACCAGTGAAACTACTTTCGCAGCTAACTGATCATCGGTTAATTCGGATCCTTCACCGGTATCAACACCGATCTCTGGATTACCCAGGGCATCCATTGCGGCGGTGAAACCATTTGTTGCTTTTGCCGGTACTGCAACCAGAAATTTGTCTGCAGCTTCAGCTTCAAGACCGTTTTCGATTGCAGCTGATAGCGTTGCATCGATCTTGCCTTTGGCTGAGTCGAGTTTAAGAATAGAGTTGATGCGGGTTTGCTCCGCTTCGCGTCCAGCTTGTAGACCAGTCTCGTGACCTTCTGCTTTTGCGTTGGCAACAGCAGAGTCGAGATCGGCCTGTGAAATGACGGACGTTATGCCCGTTTCTTTTTCAGACATAATTGTCTCCGGTGATTTACTGGCTGTTGCCAGTGTTGATAAAACTGGTTGCTGTATTTCCGCTTCCAGTAGGTTAAGCGCTTCATCATGCGAGGCAATCTGGTCTATTAAACCAACGTCCATAGCATCCTTAGCAGTGTAAATTTGGGCTTGTGTATCGATAACATCTTGCTCACTCATGCTAGTGCGACCACTTGCAACATGACGAACAAAGATATCGTAATTTTGATCGACAATATTTTGATAAGTGCCTTGTGCCTGTTTACTTAAAGGCGCATGACTGCTGCCATCAATTTTGTGATGGCCTGCATAGATTGGCGTGTATTTTTTACCGGCTTTTGCATGTGCTTTGCTTTGGTCCAGGTGCATCATGATGACGCCTATTGAACCGACCATAGCGGTTTCTGGTGCAATGATTCTGCTAGCACTGGCACCTATTGCGTAAGCAGCACTGAACATGCTTTCATTACTAAGAGCCCAAACAGTTTTTACAGAATCTATACGTTTTATTTCTGCAGCCAGGTCAAACAATCCAGAGACAGATCCACCCGGCGAATCGACATCGAGCAAGATTGCTTTAACGTCTTGATCTTTTTCAGCTTTGCGTAATTGACTGGCCAACCGGCTATAGCTGGTCATACCCGACAGCGCATCCAGAAAACCAGCACGATGTGTTAGTGAGCCCATGACAGAGATAACAGCAATTCCACTCGTGGTCATCTGGTACGGCTTACGCTCTGTATTGCTTGGAAATGCAGCAGCATCAACTTCTGGTGGCTTACCCATTGAGTAACCCTGAATAACATTATGCAGAATTTCTGCTTTACCAGGTGCTATCATCAAAGGCGTGTCGTAAAGCAAGCCTTGGATAAGTTGATACTTAAATTGTTCAACTTCAGGCATTAGCCGATTCCTCTTTTTTGGTTTTTTCTTCATCATCTGATTTATCTTGATCTGTTTCCCGAGAAACATCCGGCGCATACTCAACTTCATGCACACTCGGCAAACCAAGTTCTTGCGCATAATCGTTTTCAAACTTGCGCTGTTCTAAAGTTTCGCGCCAGTCCAGACCCTGTTCCGCGCATTCGTTTTCCAGAGTAGACACACCAATATCCATTCTGATTTTCGCCGCATTGGCTTCCTTAACTGGGTCAACCCAACCACGTCCGGACATGATCCAGCGGCAGCGTAAATAGGCATATTTATTGTCGTAATAATCTGGTGCTTCGACTCTGCCCAGGTTAATGGCTTCTTCTAGCCATAATTCATAAACAACGTTCAACCAGTAATCAGATATCCAGCGACGACGGCCCCAGAAATAACGCCAGGCTTCGAGCAATGCCATGCGTCCTGATGAATAATTGACGTTTGAAAAGTCCTTCATCAACAGTTCGTATGGAATATTTAAACCAACTGCCATATTGCGATGTAGACTCTGCATGAATGAGTCATAAGCAGAGTTATTGCGCCCGGCATTAAGCAGGTGCATTTTTGTGCCTGGTGGTGTTTTTAATACGGCACCACCGGATAGCCTGGGTTTGTATCCACCTAAAAATTCGTTGTATTTTTTCTCGGCATTTTCACCGAAAATACTGTTCATAGTTTCCTGATCGAGATCAGATTCCAGCACGGCAGCAATCAGTGAATTTGCAATAGCGGTTTGCAGTTCGGTAACGGTGTACTTACCAGCCATTTTAAATTCACGCATAACCGATGAAATTAATGGCTTTCCACGACTTGCTCCGGCACGTTTTTTATCATGCAGGTGAATAACACGACGACGACCCCAATCGGTGAAAGCGGGAATGCGCTGGTACTCATCGGCCCCGGCATACACAAATCCGTATTTTTCACCCGGATGGTTTTTCATGATCCAGTATTCGATAGGCCGACCGTGCTGGTCATGCTGTACGCCACCACTCAGGTTCTTTTTCTGTTCCATGCCTGAAGGTGTGTCGAGTCTGTCAGACTCCATGACCTGTAATCGAGTTGCCCATCGCGTAGCTGGCAGGGGCTTCCAGAGCGGTAACGCCAGTCCATCACCATTGGTAAAAGCACCGGAAAACATTTGCTGAGTTAAACCCAGTAGATTGAGTTCGCCACCGGCATCACATTCTGTGGTTTCTGCCCAGCTTCTAAATTGTGCTTCTGTGTTGTCTGCCCATTCCTGCGCCCAGTCGATAGTTTTACCCAACAATTTATAATCTGGTTTCGCACTTAGGCGCAGGCTGGAACCAATAATATTATCTTTGTGGGTTTGTTCTGCGCCAGAAGCTATGCCGTTATTGCGGTCAAGGTCACGAGAGCGACCCACCATCGTGACAAGCTCTTCAATCAAATCTATATCTGGTGATGCTGGCAGGGGATTCCAGTCACCGATTGCACGGTCACTGAGTGACGCCGCATCATGAGCACTGGCCGCCAATGTTGGCAGTTGCTCTATGCCAGCCAGGTCAGGTGATTGATTATCGAGTGCCAGTTGTGAATCCATCATTTACCCCAGGTACACCGGGCCAGACGGTAAACCAGAAGCTTTTGCCGCTTCTGATGCCAGCTTGTTTTCGTATTCTTTGCGGCGGGTTGTTATCCAGGCTTCATCGGCCTGGGTGAGGCTGCGTCCATTAACTGAGATTTGCTGTCCGGCACCCACGGCGACCTCGACACGTATCCAGTAGGTGTAGTGTTCTAGGGTGGTTCTGTTTTCGGGATTGGGTAATCCGTTGTCGATGTCTATTGCCATGCGACGGACTATGCCAGAATGTTTGTCCGGTTTTTAGGGAGAAAACCGGACAGGTGTATAATCGTTAATTTTTGATGACCAAAACCATGAAATGTGAGCCTACCTGGATAGATATAACCTCCGCTATATCACTCCCAATAATTGCTGCTATTGGATTATTAATCGCATATGTTCAATGGAAAACCAATCAAAATCGACTAAAGAATGAGTTATTTGATAGAAGATATGAAGTATTTATAAATATAAAAACATTTCTTTCAGACCTCTCTAGAGAAGGAAATTTAAGTAGTGAAACTCAAGATAACTTCCGCAGATCAATTATTGGAATCAGATTTATTTTCGATAAAAAAACTTATAATTACGTCTGGAATGACCTTTGGTGCAAAGCCGTAGAAATGGATTTAGCTCATACACAAAAAAAACACACCAAAAGAGCGGAGCTAATGAAAGAACTAATGACTGAATTTTCAAACATAGAAGATAAATTTGAACCTTATATGCAGCTAAAATATTAACTAATATGACCTTGCTCTGCCTCACCTTCTAGCACCCAGGGTAATTCGCTATCACCATCAGATACTTTTATTTCCATCTTTATTTCACCCACTTTGACAGACCCCAAACTAGACTTAGGAATATCTACCACAATTTTTGATGCACTCCAATCACCTTCACCATCTGTATGGTCAACCGTGACAGGGTCAACCAATAATGACGAACGATCACTGGATATTATCGCTGCCTGCACAGTGGCTGTAATCGGTATATCGAATGTACTGGACACATCATTAACTATTTTTTTAAGAGTTATTACAAAATGGGCATCATACCCAGTGGTTAGGGTGAACATTGCAGGGTTGCCTCATATTGTGTTTGAGTGATTTCAGCAGTTAGAACAGTTTTCACTTGTGCCGTCAATGGCTTTATTTCTATTTCTGCCCGTTGTTCTGGCTGACGGATATCGACCATGAGCACCGCATTATTATTCATGACTTCAGCCACGATGCCTGGGCAGTTACCACCTAGCTGGTTATTTAAATGGTCCCAAAAAGTAGTGCCTGCCTGCACCGGCAAAGAGCTATTGCCCGTAATTATTTGCCAGAGTGTCATGGGAAAGACTCTGCGCCGAGAATGGCGGTTTTAGTGCCGGTGATAATGTCAGTTTTATCCTGGTCAGATACCGCACTTTGATTATCTTTAATTTGTTCCAGTGAATCGGTTAACGTATCAAACCCACCTCCTTTAATCTCTACCAGGTGCGCCACTACATTGTCGATGCTAATTTGACTCGCTGCTGATTTAGCTTCAATATTAGCCAAAGAAGTTTTTTCACCAGCTGTTAAAGCTGACCCTCCTATATTAGCGACGTAGATATCTCCTACATTCATAGATATCCCAAACCCCCCTGTAGGGGGATTTCTTCTAGGATCGCTACCGTCTTTACACGTTAGTAAAGCATTAGAAGTTTCTAGTAAATTTTGAGTACCTACGTTATCTAACTTTACAGTAGCAATATCTGTATTAAACTCATAGTGTCCTGCATTAATAGCCTGCATAACATTAAAGAAAAGACGTATGCCCTCTTCTGTCATTAAATTATGCACATACCAGGCATACCCATTGAGAATATTAAAAGTAGCTCCGGCAATTTGAATATCTATATTCAATCCATCTGCATCATCTACATAATCAGCAGAGTATCCAGTGACCGTAGATCCAGCTATACCGTTATTTTCATATACACTATCTGTTTCTTGACTAGCTACTGCAGACCACCCAGTAGTAGAAACTAAAGCTGTTAAAGTTTGTATCTTCTTGGCATTTAATCCTGATTGGTAAGCTATTGTAATAGTGAGAACATCTCCATCTGAGTAAGTAGTACCATCAGTATAGGATACTGAGTACCCTGCAGCGGCTACAACAGTATTTATTGTTTCATCATTATCTACCCCTACATTTCTAACAATTCGTACTCTGCTGCCCGAAATTAGACTAGTAATGCTGCCATTTGCTGTAACCGGTTCAACATAATAACTCTCATCATTAGATTGAAATCTCACGAAGTCTGGATGATCAGAACCACCTCTGCTTACATAACAACCGTGCAAAGTCGTTGTAGTGTCTTGCCCGTCAACATAACCGACTGATGTTGCGTAGTCTGCGCCCTCTTCTATAACAAAATCAGGCCAGTTAAAAGGGTTTTTACTGTGATAAGTCGCATCCTGAGAAAGGTTATAATTCCACTCTCTTAGAATGTCTTCTGCTGTATTTGTACCACCGTCCTGAATCTCATAATCAAACGACTTACCACCAACTACTTTAGGGCTTGCTGTATGGTCTACGACTGTTAAAGTTATAGCAGGATCACCCGTTGCCGCTGTCATGGCTTCAGGCTCCATGCCTACTGTATATTCGTACGATTCTAATTCGGTTAATCCCAGACCATTGAGCACATTTGCTCTTGATTCATAATAACCGTTGATATGGTATTCAATAACTAAATGCGTTGAATAGTCATAATCTGGTGTACCATCTCCATTAGCGTCTTCATAGAATTTAAATATTTGATCTACTGCGCCTGTAGCTCTTAAATCTGTTGTAGTTGATCCGTCTACTTGTTGATATTCGCCTTGCCCGCCTGCTGGTATCGTTCCTGCTGATTTGATTGAACACCATTTACCTATTACTTGATCACTAGTATTTTCCCACTGCATTCCTGCTCCTTTCCAATGATCTAAATCATCAATTGTGCAACCATCTAGAAAGTCTATTCTATCAGGGCCAATAGCTTTTAGATTAAACTGAGTATTAGCCAATGTTGATTGGGCTATAAACTCAGCTATCAATGCAGAATAAATGCTTCTTCCCTCTTCCCTGGTAACAAGTGTTAAAACCTTTGTTGTTCTATTGTATGTAATATTTGTTGTATAAGCTAAACCGTGACTAGAGGCGTAAATTGGATCTAATGTTTGTGATACTGAAATAGGAATAACTGAATTTCCAGCTGTTACACCTGCTACACGAATAGGCAAATACCCCGCTTTCATTATCGTGTAATCAACGTCTTGATCAGCAGAATAAACCTCGCTCCACGATTCGCTTGTAGCTGTTGAGTTATTTCGTTGTATTTCTGTTTGTGTGCCAGTCTCAAAAATTACGACTTGTGAACCAGCGACTAAACCTGTAAATGATAAGCCTGTGTTAACTGTTGGTGTTACGATTGTCAGTGTTCCTGCTCCGGGTACGCCGTTAGTACCATCATGCACACTCAGGCTAGTAGCTGATTGAATCTCAAAATCTGTTGTACCTGTATATTCAATATCATAAGTGTTGCCAGACACTGTAAGATTTGGATCAGTCCATGTTCCAGACTGATCGCCCGTTATTTTTATTGCTACTGAATTACCGCTAAACGTACAGTTGTGTAGCTTTTCAAAATCAGTCTCAGTTGTAACTGTAATTGCTTGAGCATCAACACAGTTTGAGATAACAACACCGCTAGTCATATCAGTGCTATTATGAGTAATCTCTTTACACGCGGAAAATGTCAGTCCGCTAAGAATATTATCTAATGGATGAAGAACAACTGTGCCATTTAGAACCAGAACACCATTTGTAGAGATATCCCCACTAGTTAGTTCAAATACGTGGTAATCACCCATGTTATAGGTATTGGCATCTATAATGGCTGAATTACCTGTACCAAAATCAAACTCTATACCGAGAGTAGCTGGGTTAATTTGTGATTGTACTTTTAGTTCGGATATATTTGCAGCAATGGGAAATTCAATAGACTGTCCTGTACTATCCCATACCACTGCATCTGTGCCGCCATTCCCTATCCTTATCTTTTGCATACAGTAAAACTGCCCTACAGATTGGGTATTCTGCGATTCTATTGTGTATAGTAAGTTTTGCTGAGCTAGGGTGTAGGCATCTAAAAAGCTCAGCTCGCCTCCAATATACCCCCCTAAAACAGTAAGCGTTCTTAGGAGATAAAGAGGGCTCATGTTAATGCCAGAATAGGAGCTATTAGGTCTAACACCTACACCTATAACTGTTACAGCACTTCTATCAAAAGTGCCATATTCTTGTAACTCATATCCGGTAGATACATTGCTTGAGTCTGGCATCTGGATCAAGTGGCTGAAATAACTTTTCACAGTGTTAGGCATAACCTCTGTACCATTAGCTGCCCAAAGCATAGAACCATTACCATCTGATACTATGAGAGAACATACTCCTTTGTTGTAAGGAAGTTTGTTACCGGCATCAATTATAAAACGAAAAAGTATTATTTCATCAGTAAGATCAAGAGAGTCTATTGTAAACGCTCCAATCAAAGGAATTTCGTTATAAGTAGATAGGCTTTGTTGTTGTAAACGAGTACCTGTAAAACCATATTCTTGTTCATTTCTAACGTTAGAGTTAACCAATTGACCGTCAGCTTCTACTGAATGTGTAGCATTTCCGTCTATATCAGGGATAAGATTACTACCAGTTGCATCAGCAGTAATATTTACGCTTCTATCAGTTCCGTCTATACCCGCAAAACTTGCAGTATTAAAAGAGTTTAAAAGAATTGCAGCGGGATTATTTATATCTTTATACGCAGCTATCTTGCTTGTACCGTCATCTTTAATAGCAACTGTTATTGCTCCGGGATTAGGTTGAGCAGCTGAGTAATAGAGGAAGTCTCCTGTTGCTCCGGCAGTTATCTGATATCGCGCAGAAAAAGAACTTCCATGATGGTAGTTGTTATTATTAGCATAACCTAAAGCAGAACTACTCACTTCAGGCAAAGGTATAGTATTACCTCCACAGTCTCCAAGACAGGACAGAACTAGACAATTATCTGTAGTAGTTGTAACGCCAGGAGCATCAATAGGAGCGTTATTGCCAGCATTACCTCTTAGAGAATAACTGTCAATAAAGTTTGTAGCAGGAGCCCCCTTAATAATAGCTATATAATAAGCAACGTAAGTATTGTTAAGCGAATTAATAGTAGTTTCAGTTATTGGCGTAGCGCCTGCCACATGAGAGTAACAGTATAGTTCTGGCCCTTGCGTTTCAACTATCTCCTGAGTAAAGTCAGTTATAGCTCCATCGATAAACCCTGAATCAATAGACACAAACATTATAACTAGATCACCAGTATCATGCACAGGTATAGCTACAGGATGTATGTACTGTTGTGATGTATTGCAAAAAGAAGTTGTTTTAGTGATATAAGGCATTACAGCAAACTAACCCCAGCAGCTAAAAAGAAAACGCCTATGAACATCATGTGTTCTTTTACTGAGTTAAATCCGTCTATGTACTGTGTGAATCTAGTTGCTGCGTAGGTATAAGCAATTGAAACAGGTAGTGTCATGGCCCATTTATTTTCCACGAACCACACATGCCAATGATCTGGAGGCGTTGCAAGATATATTGCTACACCCCACCAGCCAACACAGACAGCGACAGCAAAGGACATTACACCCATTGTCACCACGATCTTTTCAGCAAATAAGCTTAATTCACCATGGAAATACCAGACCCAACACCGCCAGGTTAAGTACAAAGCTGTAATCGTTATTGCGTTGTTACCAATTTCTGTAATCCAGTTACCCATGATGCACTTGCTCTTTTTGTTTTAACTCATCAAGAAATTCATTTAGTTTATTACGGTTTTCACGCATTAATTTTTTAGACTCTATTCGCTGCGTTTCACTTTCATTAAACTCTCTGTCTTCAATATGCTTTTCAGCCTGAGACTTCTTTTTAAAGATCGAAAACATAACTAGCTCTTTAACGCCTCGAGTGTTTTTTCAAATATTTGAGCGGATTCAAACATTTCTTTTTGAGAGTCACGAGATACATCAAAAGCTTTATTCTGCCAGTGCATACACTCTGTTTCTTTTTTATCAATCACCCGAGCCATTAACCTGTTTTGCCAGATTAAATACGCGATAAATAAACCAGCAGTACCGAGCTGTTCAAGATTGATGGCGTTTAAAAACTCCACTAACAATGGTCCTTATCATGTTGGTTTAACTTTTGACATATCCAGACAGCGAACATAAAGCGCCACTTAATTATTCTGGATGAATGACTGTAAACCTTGAGTTTCTTATATCGCTTCATCCTTCCTGTAACCAGTTCAGTAAAGCTTCCCGGAGCATCTAAAAACAAAGGTATTAATAAAATATTTACCCACCAGTCGAAGACAACAAAAGGCAAAGCAAGGAATATCTTCCCAGGCAATTCCCATTTAGTGCCGACTACCCTGTGTTTAACTTTCATCACGAAAACAAACGCGATAAACAAATAGATCATTGCAGTAATGACCAGGCTAAAATATTGATCGATTAGAGCTATCATTTTCTTTTAAACAGTGTGGTTAGAATGGATTCAGGCCGAGGCTTATCATCTATCGTTTCATGACGTGATTTTGTTTCTGTTCGTAAATCACCGAAGTAGGCCCGGACTACATAAGCGAATAAGTGTTTCTGTTTCAGGTAATTTCATTAACAATGCCCTGCATCATAACGGTTGAGGTGATTGCATAAACAGATCGCAAAAGATAAACGCCATTTTTTAAGTCTAGATAAATTCCATGGTCGATTCGATTGTAATTTTTTGTAGCGGGTCATTCTGCCGGTTACCAGCTCAAAGGGATGTGCTGGCAGGTCTAAAAATAGAGGTACAAATACCCAGTTCATCAAACAATCTGCTATTAAAAATGGAACACCAAATAGGACTTTTATGACGGGGTAGTATTTTGTATTTTCAAACTCTGTTTTTAACTCCACCAAAACAACAAAGAATATAAACAGAGCAATTAATGACAGAAGGGTAAAGTGAATGTATTGCTCTAAAGCAGCGTGGATCGACATCAATATTCTCAACAGTGAACTTGATGTGAATTTATAACTGATTTATTGTCCGGTTTTTAGGCAGAAAACCGGACAGGATCACTATTTACTAAACTCCATATTGCTGACAGATAGTAAATACCTGGCTTTTAGACATACCTTCTTTATTTGCAATTTCTCGGCATGTCTTTCCTGCCAGTTTTAATTTGCAAATTCTTTCATTGCGAATATCTTTTCTTTCAACAGGAACATAAACTCGTTCTGACCCACATCGACGCTTAACCCCGTCATCAACAACCAGGGCAAAATCGTGCAACCGGTTACGACTGAGATCTATTCCGAGTTTTTTGGCGGCCTGGAACATTTCTTCATAGATGATGTCGCCTAAATTTTCAGAGCCAGCCATCGTTACCCCCTACTGAGTCATACATATCTACATTTCCATACGGATCATTATCCGCTGTTTGATTGTTATTGGTTTCTTGAGAAACGGCTGGAGCGCTGAACAGATCCACTTGTTGCAATTGATGCTCGATATCATCCCATTGCGCTGGTGTTTTTAAGTGCAGCTTTTTAGCCCGTGCCGCATGAAGGGCATAGCGTTCTGTGTCTGGAGCTTCGAGTCGTCTGCCAGAGTATTTCTGCCAAACTAGTTTTTTTCTGTTAGTAGGTGATGGTGCTTTTACTTCACTGTTTAGCTGCTTAAAATAGTCATTCCTAACTGTCTTATAAGCGTGCATCCGCCCTGCCCCATTACCCTCCAGCTGTAGCCTTTTATACAGCAGATCCTTTGATTTAAGGGTTCCAATTATATAAACCTTCAACCCATATTTTGATGCTTTTGTCGGCGATTTATGATCTATTGATCTTTCGCTGGGCGTTGAAAATATTTCTTTATCAGTTTGATCAGTTGATCCTTTTCCTGCCATGATAAGCACATGAGAATATTTTTTCTTCATGGCCCTTACCCAGGTATAAACCATGTCGTTTGTACCACCGTCTGATGAGTCGATGGTTAGCGCCTGAGCAAATATGTCAAACCCTTTAACATGCTTGAATGGCTGGAAGCACAGCTGCTCTAATTCCGTCCATACAGGGTCTTTTATGTCATGGACTACGCCGTATATTTCACCCCAATACACCAGCCAGCTTTCTTCATTTTTGCCCCATGCCCTGATACAGACAGCAAAGCGATCATCTTGCACATCGATACCTATGGTAATATTTAATCCACCAATCTGCACTTGCATTTCTGGGTAATCTAACGCCCTTTGCTCAAGCGTTTCAGCTTCTGCATTATTGCTTTCGTATTTATAGGCCAGTGCCAGGCAATTGTTAACAAATGATATCCAGAAGGTATCTATTCCCTGAGCCAGCTTGTGCTTTGCTTCCAGGTATCTTTCCACCAGTCGTTCCATTCTTGAGCTATTGCCATTTAGATAAATTTCACCTACACCGGCATGACCCCTGATGCCTCTGAATTCAGCCGTTGCTTTCCACCCATAATTTTCTGTAAAAACAGCAGACTGAACATTCTTCCATTTTTGTTCGTCATCCCATATTGACCCACAATGAGGACATACATAGACCGCTGTTTCTGGTTTGCTTCTTCCGTATATTTCATGCACCGTTTCATTGTCTTTATCCCACACTACATTATAAAAATCGAGGGGGTGAGACTCTCCACAATCATGGCACGGAATATAAAATTTACTTTTATCAGATTCTTCGTAAGCGGTTTGAATGGCAGATAAACCATCTATTGTGGCCGTGCCTCCATAGATAACTTTTCTGTCTTCAACCTGTTTTGTTCGCTCTTCAAAGTTTTTAATCGCATCACCCTGCCCTTTAACATTGGCGTTTGCATCATCTGGCTCTTCAATGATTGCGACTGTTAACGTCGAGTTTTTACCAGATGCTGGTGAGTTTGATGTGACTAACTTTAAAAACCCACCAGGAAAGTTACGAAAATTCTTTTTATTACCTGCTTTTCGACTAACACTAACATCAATCTTTCCTTTTAATTTCGGTGTAGCCTTGACTGCTGGTGCCAATTTTTCCTCAATAAAACCGTCAAATTCCCCCGCCTTAGAAAACATAATTCCTATAGAACATGGGTCAACATCAATCCTTTTCATGACATACCCAATAACTGGGCCACTAGTCCACGCCTGCTGGCTACATTTCATATTGATTACTTTCCAGACCTCTGGATCGTCGATTGATGCACAAATACCAATTGCCCATGGAATATTCATCATATCGAATTTTCCAGCATGATCTGGCGATTCCAGCTTTGTCAGCATTCTATATTTTTCGTTCCATTCTCTGGTGCTAATATCTTCAGGAGGCGACCATTTTTTCAAAGCCTTCCTCATCCTCGTCCTCATCGTCTGACGAGTATTCAGCCAGGCGGGCGAGGACGGGGTTTGTAAGACCCTGAAGCTCCTTGAGTTCACAATCGAGTTCATAGTTTCTCTTTAAATGTTTTTTTAATTTTCTGGCCAATCGCATCAGTTCAGATCGAGCTGAAAGAATGACACTTTCAAGAGCCCACTCGGCATCATCAGCCATCACATACATCCCTGATTTTTCCGCCAGCTCTAACTCTTTTAAATCTCCATTTAATCTATCCAGCCTATCCTTTGCCGACTCTCTCTGATAACCGGAAGACACAAACTGAACTCGCCACTCAATCACATCCTGAGTGTCATATTCATTTGACTTACCTCGACCAGCATCAACCTTAATTGGCATTCCTTTGTCCTGCCAATCGGTCAAAGTTCGCTCACTAACCCCGATGATTTCAGACAATTCCTTTTTGTTAACCACTCGACCCATCAGTAAACAACTAACCAATGAAAGAGTAAGGAAGTCCATAGGCAAACTAAATCTGCACAAAACCCACGAGTCTTATGCC